AAACCGTCGTCGCATCGAGACCTATAATGCAATACTTTCAAGATGTCGCCACGGCTCTTGCAGAGTTTGACTATCCGTTACAATGGAAGACACCAACGGGAAGTCTTGTTCAACAATCTTATTGGAACATAGCAAAGTCTGATGTGAAGACGGTTATGGGATCTTATTTTATGTGGGATGAAAATCCTGTAGGCGGTGGATTAAATTCTAGAAAACAAATGTTATCTAGTTCGCCGAATGTCATACATTCATTAGACGCAAGTCTATTACAATCCGTTGTCTGTAAATTAAATAAAAAAGGAATTCAATATATCGCTGCGGTACACGATAGTTTCGGAGTGCATCCCTGTTATGTGGATATACTGCGAGATACTATTAGAGAAACGGCGGTTGAGATGTTTAAGGGTGATTGGTTACGAGATGAATTTCATCCATTTGTTGAAAGTTCTTTTGCAAATGGTAAAGTAGAATTACCTGACCCACCAAAACAAGGTGAGTTTGATATTAACGAGGTAAGAAATGCAGAGTATTTTTTCGCGTAATTATTTAGAGCATCCTTATGCCCAAGACATCTAAATTCAATGTAGAACACTCGTTGGCTTTAGAAATGTTAATCCTTGATGCGTTCAAAGAATTCTCAAGGTTGGGTGTCTTGTCAGTAGATAAGACAATTAAACTACAAAGTGAGGGTATTGATGTTGATCATCTTATGGATGAGATGCTTTATCATTTACCCTGTAATGAAACTATACACTAACAAGGAGAAAACATAGTATGGCAAAAGTACAAAGAGATATAGTAGTCTCACCGACGGCAACCGCAGCTTACGCTTGGTTAGCAAAACCTGATGAAGGACAGGAATTTTCAGACGGAAAGTATAAGGTAACACTTGTGCTTGATCCTAAACAAGAAGGCGTTTCGGATTTCATTGAAAATGTTAGAGCGAAATCCAAGAAGGCAGCCGAGTCCGAATGGGATAAACTTCCAAAAAATATTCGTTATTGTTTTAAAGATGGTAACGATACTGACAAAGAAGAATTTGCAGACAAAGTTATGATTACTGCAAAGACGAAGTATCAACCTGGATTTGTTGATGCTAAAAAGCAAGCGCTTGGCGAAGAAGAATTTCCCGCGTCGGGAGACCTTATTAAAGCTTCGTTTGCTCTCGTTCCGTATAATGCGGGTGGTAATCGTGGTGTGACTGCTCAACTAAGAAATGTTATGCTTGTTGAAAAGCGTAACTTCGGCGGTAGTCCTTCCAACGACTTCAATGATGTAGAAGTAAAGGAAGATCACGATGACCAAAAAGATAAAGACTTCGATATCAACATCTAAATTTATATCGAGTTTTAAAAAACTGATGGGCAAAGGCGCGAATGAATTTGTGATTAATGTTAATCCTGTTCCCGCGTCTCGCCCACGGGTGACTAAGTGGGGAACATATTACGGAAAGAACTACGAAAGATTTCGTAGGGATGTCCGAAACGAAATACATAGTCACAAGGGAAAAAAATTGTTTGGCCCGATAATTGCCTTGGTAGAGATTATTTGTCCTCGACCTAAAACTATCGAAAGATTATTCCCTCGTGGCGATGTAGATAACTTCGCGAAAGGGCCATTGGATTGTCTTACAAGCCAAGGGTCTTTTTGGGGAGACGATGATCAAATTGTTTTACTCGAAGTAGTCAAGCGGTTCGTTGAAGACAATGAGCAGCCAAAAATAATAATAACCTATAAGGAGATGACTAAAGTATGAAGACACATTTACCTTGTCCTGATTGTGAATCAAGCGATGCACTAACGGATTACGGAGATCACACTTTTTGTTTTTCCTGTGAAACATATAAAACAAATAAGGATGTAGTGATGCCAACAGATTTAATTAAGGGTGGAGAATTCCACGCGTTAACAGAAAGAAAGATATCGGAAACAACCTGTAAGAAATTTGGGTACAAGGTATCAAAAGTAAAAGGCAAAGCCTGTCACATTGCGCCGTACTATAAAGACGGCAAGATGGTAGGACAGAAATTAAGATTTCCAAATAAACATTTTGAAACTCGTGGAGACTTCAAAGACATAAGTTTGTTTGGTCAACAACTATGGAAAGAAGGCGGTAAGCGTGTTGTTGTATGTGAAGGTGAAATAGATGCCCTATCATATAATGAAGTAAATCCTACTTGGCCTGTCGTTAGTATACCTAACGGCGCTCCATCAGCTAAAACTGCTATTGCTAGAAACATTGATTTTTTAGAGTCCTTCGAGGAAGTTACATTTATATTTGATAATGACCCTCAAGGACAGAAAGCTGCGAAAGATTGTTGCGAAATACTTTCACCAGGTAAAGCAAGTAATGTTGCTCTACCATTGAAAGATATTAATGAAATGGTAAAACAGAATAGAGTGAAGGAGTTGGTCAACTCTGTTTATAATGCAAAGCCGTTACGACCTGACGGCATAATAAATGGAAAGGAGATATGGGAAGATGTTAGAAAACCTATGGAGAAGGGTATCGAATATCCGTTTCAAGATTTTAACAGAATACTATATGGTATTAGAGCGCGCGAAATATGCACTATTACGGCTGGAAGTGGTGTTGGAAAATCTACTCTCGTTGCTCAGATCGCTTATGATTGCGCTATACGACATAATCGAAAAGTCGGTTATGTGGCTTTGGAAGAATCTCTTGGAAGAACAGGTTTGCGCTTTATGTCGATGGCTATCAAAAAGCCTTTGCATCTTTCGGAAGAAGTGTCCGAAGCGCAAAAAAGATTAGCGTTTGATAAAACTTTAGGAACTGAAAACTTTTATTTGTATGATCACTTTGGATCTTTAGATTCAGATAATTTATTAAACAAATTAAAGTATATGGTTATTGGATGTGGAGTCCAATATTTATTCTTAGATCATTTAAGTATCTTATTATCAGGCGCTGAATTTATGGTTGTCGGTGGTGACGAAAGAAAACAAATTGATTATGTAATGACTAAGCTTAGATCATTTACAGAACAAACAAATGTTTCTTTGTTTTTAGTTTGTCATTTACGAAGACCAACAACTAGCGACAAAGGATTTGAAGATGGACTTGAACCATCACTATCTTCGTTACGAGGAAGTCAATCTATAAGTCAGCTATCAGACTCTGTACTATCTGTTTCTCGAAACGCTAGTGAGGGCGAAAACAAAATTAAAGTTCGTTGTCTAAAGAATAGACACGCGGGCATAACGGGAGATGTATGTTCCTTAAATTATAATTCAGCAACAGGTTTGTTAGAAGCTGAAACTGAATTTGATGATGCGGAACTACCATTATGAATGGATGGACAAAAGATAGTAGAAGAAAGTTCCGCGCCAAGCGCCGAGCTGCGCTTGTCGAAATGAAAGGCGCTCGTTGTGAGCGTTGCGGTTTTACTTTTCCTACTGAAGCTTTTGATTTTCACCATCGTAATCCTAAAACAAAAAAATTTAAATTAACTAAAGTAACTATGTCGGCGACAAGTTGGAACAACTTAGTTGATGAAGCTAACAAGTGTTCTTTACTTTGTAGTAATTGTCATCGATCGGTACACGCAAACAAAGAGAAAGGCTATTTTGATGAACACTAAAATTGTAGATATAGAAACAGACGACATTGATGCGTCAGTAATTCATTGTATCGCTATAGGTGATACGGAAGGAGATGTAATTGTATATGCAGATAGTTTGGATTACCCACCTTTATCCGAAGGTATTAAAATTATGGAAGAAGCTGACAGGTTGGTTATGCACAACGGACTCAACTTCGACTACCCAGTTATCACTAAACTTACCAATGCCAAAATCAAAAGAGAAAAAATATTTGACACTTTGGTCACGAGTCGTTTCCTCGATCCGAGACAAAGGAAACATTCGTTAGCTGAATGGGGTGAACGCCTTGGTTATTCAAAAGGCGATGTAGATAGTTTTGAAAAGTTTACAAATGAAATGGCTGACTACTGCATACGAGATGTAGAAGTCACAACAAAATTATATGAACATTTAAAAAAACAGATCGAACCTGAAATGGCAAAAGCATTGCGTTGTGAATTTGATTTCGCATATGTAATGGGAATACAGGAACGACACGGGTTTCGCCTTGATGTTAAGGCGGCACAGGATCTTGATGCAGAAATGCGTCAGGATATGTCGGACATTGAAAAGCAATTACAATCTATTTTCCTTCCCCTTGTAATTGAAAGATATTCCGACAAGACGGGTAAAAGGCTTAAAGACAAAATTGAAGTTTTTAATCCTGGCTCTCGCAAACAGATCGGGGAGCGCCTTATTGAAAAGTACGGGTGGAAACCTACTAAGTTCACACCTCAAGGCGCTCCTCAGATCGACGAGAAAGTTCTTAATGAACTTAAATATCCCGAAGCAAAATTGCTTGCCCGCTACTTCTATTGTCAAAAACAATTATCGCAGATAAGCGAAGGAGAAGCGGGTTGGCTTAAAAAGGTGAAAGACAATTATGTTCACGGCAAGGTAAATACTATAGGTACAAACACATTTAGGTGTTCACACTTTTCACCTAATATGGCTCAGATAAGTAAAAGAGATTTACGAATGAGACAGGTGTGGTTACCTGACGAAGGACATAAACTAGTAGGCATCGACGCCGACGCGTTGGAGTTACGAATGTTAGCTGCAATGCTTGGACACTTTGATAAAGGTGAATACGCCAAGGCTTTACTTGAAGGCAGTAAAGAAAACGGAACTGATGTTCATAGTCGAACAGGTAAGGTCGTCGGTATAGATAACAGAGATATAGTTAAGCGAATAACATACGCATATTTATATGGTGCGAGTGATAGAAAACTATCTCAAATTTTAAGGGAAGGTAATGCTCCTAATCATAATGGTAAAATTATTAGAGAGCGGATGAACAAAGGTATTGTTGGTCTTGGTATACTTCAAGAAATATTAAAGAAGAAAGTTGATCGAGGATATCTTATAGGAGTTGACGGCGGTAGGCGAATACCAATTGTGTCTGATCATTCTGTATTAAATTTTTTATTACAATCGATGGGAGCAATTTGTATGAAGTGGGCATTAGTTATATTTCATTATGAACTAGCACCCGCTAAAGGTTATGTCGTTAATGATCAGCCTGTACATTTTAACTATTGTGCGAATGTACACGATGAGGTGCAACTTACTTGTGAGCCTGATCACGCTGAACAAATCGGTCAAATGTTTGCCGACGCTATTAGATTAGCGGGTGAGCGTTTGGAATTAAAATGCCCATTGTCGGGAAGTTATGACATTGGAGATAATTGGAAGGAGACACACTAATGTTCAAAGCTGCGATCCTCGTATGTTCAATTCTAGCATCACCGAATTGTATTATACTTGAGGATATGTATGGGCCATATAAAACAATCGAAGAATGTAAAGAACGATTGGTAGTTATGGAACAAGAAATGAATCAGATGATTCCGTTCCCTATCACATATCAGTTGCGATGCGTGAGTGAGACTAAAAACAAAGACGAGATAAGGACATAATAATATGACACTAGCTTTAATTGATGGAGACATCGTAGCGTTCAAGTCAGCCGTTGCAGTTGTTGACGGCAAAGACGAACTATCACCTGTAATACCTGAAAATGCTGAGAAGTATGCAGATATTATGATTGATGGTTGGGTAAAAAGAATTAAACCACATAAAATTATTTTGTGTTTTAGTGACCCATCAAGAAAATATTTCAGGCATAAAATTTATCCTGAATACAAAGCCAATAGAAAAGATGTTGTTCGTCCTGAACTACTACCACACATCTTAGAATATCTTAAAAAGAAATATACAAATGTTGTCCGCGAAGGATTAGAAGCTGACGACTTGTTAGGACTTATGGGTACTGACCCTAATGTTCCTGATCCTGTTGTAATTTCAATTGATAAAGATTTACTGACCGTTCCGTGTAAGTTTTATAATCCTGATAAATTTACTAGAGCGGTTAGAATTAACCAACGAGTAGCTGATTTAAATATGTTTAAGCAAGCGATGATTGGTGATAGTGCAGATAACTTTAAAGGTATTCCAGGCATAGGCACAAAGAAAGCTAACGCAATTGTTGAAGAAAATTTACGAGACCCTTGGGGTGCAACACTCCAAGCTTTTATTAACAATCATCTCTCCGAAGAGTACGCTATCCAAATGGTACAACTAGCGAGAATTCTAAGGTATGGAGACTACAATGTAGAAAACAAGGAGATAAAACTATGGCATCCCAAAGAAGAAAAGTGGATAGCATCAACCCACAACACTACAAGTACGGCAAAGGTATCGAAGCAATCGACTACATCGAAAGCGTCTGTGAAGGAATCCCAGGTAAAGAAGCACCAAGCGTCGCAAACGCAATCAAGTACATCAGTAGATACAGAAGAAAAAACAACACAAAAGAAAACCAAAAGAAAGACATCGAAAAAGCAATCTGGTATTGTCAAAGAATAATTAAAAAACTTGAGGAAGGAGAATAATGTGTCAGACAGAGAGCAAAAAATTATTGACTTTAATAAGATAGCCAAACATCCAATTAATGTTAAATTAAACTTGGAAGACTTGAGACTTTCTTTGCGTCTTATTAAAGAAGAGTTTATTGAGCTGCAAGAGATAGCGCTTGATATCTCATCAAATTTTACAAACCAAAAAGAAATTACTACCGATCAAAGGATTAATCTTTTGAAAGAGTTAGGTGATTTACAATATGTGGTATCAAGAATGGCAGTTGTATTTGGTATTAATTTACAAGAAGTATTCGACAGAATACATAAATCAAATATGACTAAAGTAGAGAAGGGAGTAACTAGAGATCCTACTACAGGTAAGATTTTAAAAGGCCCAAATTATAAAGAACCTAATTTAAAGGATTTAGTAGATGGTTAGTACACGAGCAAAAGTTATTACACGAAGAACATATAATCGACCAATCGAAGGCGACAAGTTTGAAACTTGGAGTGAAACTATTAGTCGAATTATAGAACACCAAACTTGGTTGTGGGAGCGCGCCAAGGGAAGTAAGTTAAGCAACAAAGAAAAAAAAGAACTTAAAGATTTAAGAGAACTAATTATTGATCGCAAGGTTTCTGTTGCGGGAAGAACTCTTTGGTTAGGTGGTACAGAAGTATCTAAACGAAGAGAGATTAGTCAATTCAATTGTTCGTTTTTAGAAATTGGATCGGTCTCTGATATGGTCGATTCTTTATGGTTGTTGTTAAATGGTTGTGGTGTTGGCTTTAGGCCACGCACAGGAAACCTGTCAGGATTTTTAAAACCAATTAGAAACATAAGAGTTACTAGAACTGAAAGAAAAGACAAAGGCGGTCTTGAAAAGAATGTTGAGAATTTTGTTCTCGATGACAAGATCGATCCAGGTGACATACACAATTCAGGTGGTGTGTGGACAATTAAAGTTGGTGACTCTGCCGAAGCTTGGGCAAAATCTGTAGGTAAACTTATTGCGGGCAAATATCCCGCGCGTGAATTACATTTAGATTTTTCAGAGATAAGACCTTCAGGTTCTAGACTAGCGGGATATGGTTGGATAAGTGCGGGAGACGATGCAATATGTAAAGCGTTTGTTGCTATTGCACATTTGTTGTCTTTACGAGCGGGTCAACTTTTAACTGCTATTGATATTCTTGATATCGTAAATTGGCTCGGTACTATTTTGTCGAGTCGTCGATCCGCAGAGATTGCTTTGTTAGAATATGGTGATCCTGAATGGAAAGAATTTGCACAAGCTAAAAAAGAATATTGGAAAGATAACCCACAAAGAGCGCAATCAAATAATTCTTTGTTGTTTAATCATCGACCTTCGAGACAACAACTAGAAGAAATATTTACGATTATGTTAGAAGCGGGTGGATCTGAACCTGGATTTATTAATGGTGTTGCAGCCAAAGGTCGTGCGCCTTGGTTTGCGGGAGTCAATCCGTGTGCAGAAATTTTACTATCGAGTAAGTCTGTTTGTAACTTGGTTGAAATAGATGTTGCTAAATTTGGTAATGACATCAATGAGTTACACCGCGCAGCTCAACTAATTGCTCGCGCTAATTACAGACAAACTTGTGTTAATTTTAATGACGGCGTGTTGCAAACACAATGGCATCAGAATAACGAATTCTTACGATTATGTGGTGTAGGTCTAACAGGTATAGTAAAGAGTAAACTATCACCTTATGACTACAAAACATTAAAGAATATTATTGTTCAGGCCGCATATAAAATGGCAGATGAGTTACATTTACCAAGACCTAAAAATGTAACAACGATTAAACCAAGTGGTACTATGAGTAAGATTATGGACACCACGGAAGGTTGTCATAAACCATTAGGTAAATACATATTTAATAATGTTAACTTTAGTAAGCACGATCCAACGCTTAAAAAATTAAAAGAAGCGGGATACAAACTTATTGAAAACCCGATGGATGCTGAAGCGGTACTTGTTACATTTCCTGTTGAATACAAAGATGTAGACTTTGATGTAGTTGACGGGAAGTATGTAAACCAAGAGTCAGCTATTGATCAGCTTGAACGATATAAAATGCTAATGAATAATTATGTCGAACAAAATTGTTCTATTACAATAAGTTATAGTCCTGATGAAGTTCCTGACATTATTGATTGGCTTATAAATAATTGGGATGTTTATGTAGGTGTTTCTTTTATTTTAAGAAATGATCCAACTAAAACTGCCAAAGACCTTGGTTATCTTTATCTACCACAGGAAGTGGTAACAGAAGAAGAATACCAAGCATATGTCAAAACTCTCGATGAAATAGAACTCAACGATGACATTGGAATTACTGATTTCGATGACCTCGATGACGAAGAGTGTCAAACAGGAGCGTGTCCTGTTCGATAAATTATAACCTTATAAAGGGGGTTTCTGCCCGATGGCTACAAAAACTGACAAAATAATAGAGGAAAAGGTACTTCCTGAGAGATCCGTCGATTTGATAGATCAATTAGATAAGGCTTATCCTCACAAATGTGTTAGTAAAACTGACACTATTATGGAAGCTCAATGGTATGCAAGCAAAAGGGAACTTATTGATGAACTCCTTTCTATGAAAAAAGAACACGAGGAAGGTGATTTATGAAAATAAGAAAAATGACAGAAGAAGATGTGCCTACAATTATATCGTATGGTCAACAAATGCACGAGGAAAGTTACTTTAAACATTTTAACTTTTCAGAAAAAAAGCTTTGGCAACTATGGGAATTAATTAAGACACAACCAATCTACTGCGCCTTAGTAGCTGAAAATGTAGACGGAAAGCTTGTTGGTTTTTATGTCGGGGTAATTCACGAACATTGGTTTGGTACTGATAAGATATCTTGTGACCTTGCGTTATATGTAATCAAAGAGTTCAGAGGATCTTCCGCTGCACTTAGATTACTTAAAGCCTATGAACAATGGGCAAATATGGCGGGAGCTGCGGAAATTCATATTGGTACTTCAACTGATATAAATACAAACAAAAATCTATCGTTGTTTCAGAAAATGGGATATGAGATAGGTGGAACATTTCTAAGAAAAAGGAGAAAGTAAATGTGTTTTAGTAGACCAAGTGCGCCTCCGCCACCTCCACCACCTCCTCCACCGCCTCCAGCACCTACGCCACCAGCGCCGAGTGCATCTAACTTGCCTGATTCGCAAGCTTATACGGAAGCGTTGAAGAAAGGTAAGAAGAAGGGGATGCGTAAAAACTTACAAATTGAACTTGGATCAGGCGGTGGATCATCCGTCGGAACAGGGATCAATACTAATCAATAATGAAAGGGGTCAATTATGGCAGAAACTGCTCGCGCTCGTTATGAGACTATGAAACGAAAGCGTGACCCCTACCTAACTAGAGGGCGTGAGTGCGCGGAGTTAACTATTCCCGCACTAATGCCACCTGAAGGTCATAACGAATTCGCAACATTGCCTGAACCTTATCAAGGTCTAGGCGCTAGAGCGACCGTTAGTTTGGCGTCGCGTTTGATGATTGCTATGTATCCGCCTGGTAAACCTAGTTTTAAACTAGATGTACCACCTGAACAAAAAATGCAATCAGGAAGTCTATCACTTGCAAACGAAGTAGAACAAGGTCTAGTTCTTTCGGAAGGTTTAATACACCAAGAAATAGAAAGATCACAATGGCGTCGTTCAACCAATATGTGTTTACAATATTTATTGGTAACAGGTAATTGCTTAGAAGTAATGCAACCTGACAATACTATTAGATTATTTAGACTAGACCAATATTGTGTGTCTAGAGATATGCAAGGTGAGATAAAAGAAATTATTACTGAAGAATATTTATCACCTGAACAACTACCTAGTAATGCTAGAGAATTTGTTAACGAAGATGATTTTAGTCAAAATCGTGTACCTTTATATACTCATATAAAAATTAATGATAAAGGAACTTTTGATGTTTATCAGGAAATAAACGGAAAGAAAATTCCTGATAGTCGTGGTGAGTTTGAAACACTACCATATAATGCATTAAGATATACTGCGGTTATCGGTGAAGACTATGGTCGAGGTAAAATAGAAGAACACTTACCTGACTTTAGATGTTTAGATGCATTGTCTAAATCTTTAATTGATGGCGCTGCAATGGCGTCAAGAAATGTAACTATGATTAGACCCAACGCAGCGGGTGGTTTAAACTTGCGTAGAAAGTTTGCTAAAGCTGACAATGGTGACATTATAGTTGGTAACCCTGAAGATATAACTATGTTGCAATTCCAAAATAATAATGGAATGCAATTGTGTGCGGCTGAACTAGAAAGACAATCACGAGAGGTTTCACAAGCATTTCTTATGGGTGCAGCGACGGTCAGAGATTCAGAGCGTACAACCGCTTTTGAAGTTAGACGAATGACAGAAGAATTAGAATCTACGCTTGGTGGTGTGTATTCACAATTAAACCAAGATATGCAACAAGCTAGATTAACAAGATTAATTTTACAGATGAAACGAAATGGTCAGTTACCTGATTGGCCTGAAGATTTAGTTGAGCCTGTAATATTAAGTGGTATGGAAGCGTTGGGAAGGGAACAGGCGGTAAACAAGGTTCAAATTGCTTTACAATTTTTATCAGGTATGCCACCTGAAATTCTTCCATATGTTAAATTTGATTCGTTGTTATCTAAAGCATTCAATGGATTGGACTTACCTGATGCAGTAAGAAGTCAGGCAGAAGTTCAAGAAATGCAACAACAACAAATGCAACAACAAATGGCTATGGCGGCGGGTCAGACCGCAGCTCAAACTGCGGGCGCGGCAGGCGCTGAAGCGGTTATGGCTCAAGCAACGCAAACTCAACAAGGAGAAATGACTAATGAGTGATCAAGCTACTCAACCTTCTGAACAAACTGAAGTTAAACCAGGTTCAGAAGAATATAATAAAGAAATGGCTGAAAAGTTTCAGCAAGGACATACACAATCAGAAGAACAACCAACGCAAGAAGAAGTTCCTATTCAAGGAATGCCTGAAGGTGGACACGATAAGTTTTATAATAAGGAGACAGGTGAGTATGATTGGAAAAATCACGCGAAAGAACTACAATATAAAATTGATCAATCCAATACACAAACTACTCCCGAACAACAACCACAACAAAATGCGGAAACAAAGAATGAGGCAGAAACGGAACAACAAGCCGTTGACTCCATCATTGCTAGAGCGGGATTACAAAACGATAACCTTAGATCACAATTAGAAACTAATGGTGATTTCGATGAGCCTACTTATGAAGCTTTACAAAAAGTAGGAATTCCAAAAGATATCGTAGAAACTTATGTAGAGAACATAAAATTTCGTAGAGACAGAACGGTCAGCGATGCTTTAGAATATGTAGGTGGTGATGAAGCTTGGCGTAATATGAATCAATGGGCGGTTGATAATTTACCTCAAGAAGAAATATCTAAATTTAATGAACTATTAGCAAGTGACCAATGGAAGATTGGTGTTGATGCTATGAAAGTTAGAATGGGATCTAATACATTTGAACCTAAAATGACTACAGGTAATCAACTTCCAGGTACGACTTATGGATATAAAAGTAAGTCAGAAATGAAAGCTGATATGTCTAATCCTAAATATCAATCAGATCCAAGTTTCAGAAAAGAAGTAATGCGTAAAATGCAATCTGCAACTTGGGATAACGACGAATAAAGTTTTCCTCTCAAATTACAGGGTGTCGAAAGGCATCCTGTTTTTTGCGTTTTTAAGGGCGCTTCTGCCCATTAGGGTTATTTACGATAATATTTGGAGAAGTAAGGTAGACCTTCTAAGGAAGACAATCTAATCGTGAAACAACATTTAATCCTCGTAAATCTGTAACTAAATAAACCAACAAAACAAAGGAGAACAATTATGGCTTTTGGCGATAATTCAAGTCCGGTTCGTTTTGGTAAAGGTGCGTCGAGTCCTACAGATAACCGAAGTCTATTTCTAGATGTATTCGGTGGTGAGGTGTTGACGGCTTTTGACAACGCGACCGTAACTTTAGACAAGCACACCGTCAAATCATTAAGCGGTGGAGCAAAATCATATCGTTTCCCTAAAACTTGGAAAGCTAGTGCGGAATACCACACACCTGGACAAGAGATGTTAGGAAATGATTTTGATACATCAGAGTTAACAATTAATGTTGACGACATCTTAGTATCGCACTACGCGATTGCTGACTTAGATCGTATTCTATCTCACTTCGATATGCGTTCAATCATTTCTGCGGAAATGGGAAAAGCGCTTGCAAAAGTGTTCGATCAGAATGTGTTCAGACAACTAATCCTAGCTTCTAGAACTTCTGCTGCATCACCATTCCCAGGCGGTAATAATATTACTGACTCGGCTTTGGCTGCAACTGCGGGTGTTTATAGTGGTACAGATTGGATTGATGCAATAAGAGAAGCGAACATTAAATTGTACAACCAAGATGTTCCTGAAGATATGCAAAGATATCTTGCCGTTACTACTGAAGTATTTGACGCAATCAAATACGCAAAAGATACTAATGGTAACTATCTAGTATTGAACAGGGATTTCCAACACGCAACGGCTGCGGGTGGTATCGACAACAGAGCGGAAACAATGAACATTGACGGCGTAATTATATGCAAGTCAAAGAACATTCCGTCTACTGACGAATCATCAGCAACGGGTGTATTCTCTAAATACAGAGGAAACTACTCGACAACGGTCGGTGTTATGTGGTGTCCACAATCAGTTGCTACCGTCAAGTTAATGGACATTTCACTCGAAACAGAGAGAGATGTAAGACGACTTGAAGACTTTATGGTTTCTAAAATGTTTGTCGGTCACGGCACAATGAGACCTGAAATGGCAGTTGAATTTAAAACTTCGTAAAACTAACCATATGGGCGGCGTTAACGCGTCGCCCTATTTTTTTATCTTATAAGGAGAATCAAATGCTTACAAAATTAGAAGCAGTAAACATTGTCCTTGATAGTATAGGCGAGACTCCCGTTTCATCTTTAACATCAGGACTACCTGACGCTGAATCGGCGGAAGCAAAGCTAGATGAAGTCACAACGGAAGTTTTGGCTAAAGGTTGGCATCAAAATACTAACTATGGTGTCAAAGCTATGAGAAATTATTTAAATAAAATTGTGATACCAAGTAACTACATTAGACTAGATACGGTCGGCGAACACAAAGAAATTAATGTTACTATAAGAACAGATAATAATGTTCGTTACTTATTTAACATTAAAGAACAAACTTACATCTTTGATAAAGATTTATATGTTGATGTTATTATTAAACTACCATTCGCAGAACTTACACCCTCAATGCAATTATATATTGCTAGAAAAGCTGCAAGATCATTTCAAGAATCAGCTATGGGTTCAGCGGCCTTAGATAGTTTTACCGTCAGGTCAGAAGCCGAAGCCTATGCCGCGTTGATGGATTCTGAAGCCGAGGTTGAAGATAATAATATATTACAACAAAGTACACATTGTCATAGAGCAACTCGAAGATATAATGTACTTAGTGGAATTTAGGAGAAATTAAATGGGAACTTTGATCGAACAATCTATAAAAACCTTATATCAGGGAGTTTCAAGACAACCTGATCCTGTTAGATTGCCTGGTCAAGTACAAGAAGCGGATAACATTTTAGTATCTGTGGTGACAGGCGGTTTTGAAAGTAGACCCGCATCAAGACATATTACAAGTCTAACATCTATAGCAGACTCTGATACGCCCGCTATCTACGCGTATAGTAGAGACGCTATTGAACAATATATGATTATTATAAATAATGGTGACTTAGAAGTTTATGATTTAGATGGTGTACAACAGACCGTTAATTTTCCTGATGGTAAAACTTATTTAAATACACCTACAGGAAAAACTGACGAAACAAGTTTTAGTTTTGTTACAATTGCAGATTTTACAATTATTGCTAACAACAACAAAACGGTCACTATGGCAACAAGCACATACTCACGACCGCATAGAGCGTTGATTAATTGTCGAACTACAAATACATCAACCGCTTATTCTATAAATATTAAAGAAACTGCTACAGGTGTTAGTCATCAAGTTTGGACATATAGTGCGACTAGTGCTTTAAGTAATACTGCGGTGGCGTCTAATATTATGAGTAACATTTCATTTTCAGGAATGAGTGGAACTTACACAACACAACAAATTGGCGAGACCGTTGTTATAACAGGTAGTCAAGCTTTCACTATTGAACACACAGGATCAGATGCAACTTACGGGCCATACACAATGACCGACAATGTGCCTGATCGTCAATATCTACCCGCGTCTGCGCCTGGTGATTATTACATTAGAGTTGGACAAAACATCGATGGAGAACAATTTGGTTATTGGGCAAAGTTTGATACGGGCAATGGTGGTTGGATTGAAGCAGCAAATCCAAGTATAAATAATGAATTTGAAAAAACAACAATGCCACATTTTCTAGTAAGAGAAGCTAACGGAACTTTTACATTTAGAAAAGGTGATGAATATAAAGATAGAATTGCGGGCGACGAAACTACTACGCCTGATCCTGACTTTGTAGGAAAACAAATAACTGCCGTTGTGTTTCACAGAAACAGATTAGCGTTTGTATCAGGTGAAAATATTAATTTTTCTCAGGCGGGTTATTACTTTACCTTTTGGCCTGACTTTGCCACACAAAGTTTAGATAGTGATTCTTTTGGTTTGACGGCATCCTCTTCGACCGTCAATGATCTGAAACACGCCGTCGGTTTCCGTAAGTCTCTTTTCTTAACAAGTAACAAAGCGCAATTTGAAGTAGCAACTTCAAGTGCGGGATCATTGACACCTACCAATGCATCTATTGATTTATCCACAACTTATTTAACTGAAGCTAGGTGTAAGCCAATCACACTTGGTAATACTCTATACTTTGCTGCTAAATCAGGTCGAGACGCTATTGTATTTGAATATACATTCGATGATGATACGCTATCTAATGTGGCGCAAGATATTACACTACACGCATTATCTTATATACCCGCACCATTGTTTAGAATGACGGGCGACCCTACAAACGATACTATTATGTGTTTATCAGATAATGATCGTTCAGCTTTATATATTTATAAAATGTATGTTGATGGTGAAACTAAAGCACAATCAGCTTGGTCTAAATGGACTTATGGTTCAAACGCAAAAATTAAATGGATGGAAGTTATTGATGGTGAACTTTATATGGTTCTATCTAGAGACGGACAAGTGTTCTTTGAAAAGACTTTTTTAAGATACGAACTATCAGAAGAAAAACATCCTTATCAAGTATCAATGGATAGAATTGTTAGAGCCACAGGTGTATATGATTCTGTTAATGATCACACAACTTGGACTACACCTTATCCACATAACAATAAAACAAGTGTTGTTTTGTCTACAGATTTTCCAGCGGGTAAAGTTGGTGAAGTTCTTAAAGTAACTTACCCAACTACCACTACAATTCAGACTCCAGGAGACTATCGTACCACTACAGGTACAAACACAGGTGAAGCTATTCTTGGTGAGATATTTACCTCATCAGTAACTTTTTCTAAATTGTTTCCTAGAGATCCACAAAATTTAAGAAAAACAATTACAAGTGGTCGTTTCCAATTAAGAAACATTACTTTTAATTTTAAAGATACAGGTTTCTTTAGAGTCGAGGTTACACCTGAATTTAGAACATCAAGCACCTTTGCGTTTACAGGTCGTATTGTTGGTTCAGGTGCAAGTAAGATTGGTCTTGCTGCAATCGCGCCTTTAGGTGGTTTTAAAGTGCCTATAAAATCTAATGGTAAAAGTGCAAAGATTAGATTGTTTAATGATACAGAAAAACCAATGAACATAACATCAATTGATTATGTTGGATATTATAATGAAATAACAAGACAGGGGTAATATTATGTGTACAGGAGTTATTCTAACTGCGGCGTCTCTCGCAGCATCAGCAGTACAAATGCAAATGCAGATGCAACAGGCTAGAAGAATGGAGCAAAGGGCTGCGGCCCAAGCTAGAGCGCAGTACGAAGCTTCTGAAAGAAACGCACTTGCACAATACGCAGAAGAAAATAGAAAGATTGCAGAAAAAGCTTTAGACACAATGGATGAACAATCTGATCGTGTTAGGGCTGCTAACGAAGCAATGGGAACATTTTTGGCTGCCGATAATAATTTATCTGACGGAACATTTATGTCTCTTGTCTTCGAGGAAGCTTATGGTGATTCATTAAATTATATTCGTTTAGATAGAAACGCAAAAAGAGAAATTGCATCCTTTGAGTCTAACAAGTATGCGGCAGAAATGAATTATATGAATGAAGTTCAAATGGCACAAAACCAAGCTGACAATTATATGCAAGAAGCTAACGCAAGAAAAACAGACGCTATCTTAGGATTTGTAGGAAGTGGTTTACAAATCGGTACAGGTTACTATCAAAACAAAACATTAACAGACGCGATACGCGGTGGCCCAAAGCCAAAGAAAACTTAAGGAGTAAATTATGGCAAGATATAGAAAAGGTTCAGGTAATACACTACCTAACAACCCTAACGCTGGACTCGCGCAAATTAAAAATCAAAGATTTAATCAAGCCGTACCAAAAACAGTTTCTTCGATGGAAGGCATTAATGTACAAGCGGGTGATCTTACTCAAGCCTTTAATAATTTCTTTGGTAAAATTCAAGACTCTATAGGTAATGTTAATAGTGCATATTGGGCAGTTGAAAAAATGGAAGCTGAAAAATATGCAAACAAAATGAGAGATAAAGCTAAAGTTGATGCTTATAGTTATTCAAAAGAAAAACCAATGACTAAAGACAATATGTCTAATTATGTAACTACGGCTTTAGCTAATAATCCTGAAAAGAACACACACTACATTGATAGTTATAAAAGTTCTTTAGGAAAAAATTTAGGCTTTACTATGTGGAATGATTTTAGTGCCGAAGCCGTAAACCAACCATCTGAAAAATTTGATCAGTTTGCAGCAGAGTGGTGGCAAAAGAATTGGGCAAATGGCACAGGCGATGTTCTTGTAGATACTGCAACTCAACATTCTTTTCAAAGTAATCTACACGAAGCTTCGTTAAAAGCAAAACTAGAAACCGTCAAATTACAAAACTCAGATAAACTAAATCAGATAATGCAAAACGCTAAAGTGTATTATGCTAATAACGATTTAAAAGGTGGATATGCTGAAATTTATCAAAAACTAAAAACACAATTTCCATTCTTAAATAGTAGTCTTCAAGATGGTAATGTTAGAACACAAGCTTTATCTATTTTACTTTCTCACGCAAATACTCCTGAAGATATGATGAAACTATCAACTTTTCTTAATAAAGATTTGTTTCAAAAAGAAGGAGAAAAAGGCGTACCTGGCGCAAACCTTTATTCGATGGTTGAACTTTTTCCAAATGAGGTTGTTCCAATTACACAAAAATTAATGGAAAGACATCAAAAGTTTTCTACAATGGCGGGAAGTACCGCAGTAAGTCAATGGAACTCTAAATTTGATACTTTAGTGGCAACTATTGGAACTGACTTTAATAAAAAAATAGAAGCATATAGCGCTTTGATTTCTGGAAAATCTTACACTTATACAGATACATCAGGTCAATCAGTAACTATTCCATCTATTAATGAATTGTATAATCAATACGGCGTAAGTGGCGCACAATTTCAAGGAGTTAAAAGTAAGATATCAGAAGAATTTAATAAGGTAACAACTGAAATTGTAGGTGTAAATAAAATTGCAGCATATTCGGCGCCAGGTAGT